TTTTCATAATAAGATCTGAAATAGATCCGACAATCCAAGCAGTTATTTTTAATACTGTTTTAATCACAAAACCAGCTATTTTAAAAACTGGCATTAAAAACTTGAATAACTCCCATACAGGTTGAAAAAGTTTTAATACAATATACCCGACCGCCCCTAGAGCCTCCCAGACATACCCAAATAATACTCCTATGTCTACAAAGACCTGTTTATTGTCATCAACAAATTTCCCGAATGCATCAGAAAAGGCTTTGACCGCTGGTTTAATTCTAGTCCAGAATGACAGTCCTTTTTCAGTAACGCCGGACATATAAGTAAAAATCAATCCAGCATTACCCTTGATAGTTGACCATATACCAGCCATCGTTTTGGCGTTTTCATTTGCCATACCCATCCAAACAGGCACTTTTGACATACCCAAAACAAACTTTTCAATGAATGCTGTACTACCTAATGCCCCAACTTTCTTGGCTTCTTTGTATGCATCCCTTCCTTGCTTACCGTATTTGTCCATCAACGCTAAATCAGCACGGAATAATACTGTCGCTGCCTCTTGCATCGTCTGTCCGGAATAACTTGCCATATCTGCAATAACCTCAATAGCCGTTCCCTTCATCCCATAGAGACCTTTCTTAAAAGCATCAGCACTGTATTGACCAGCGACTACTGTTCCCTTAACGATGTCTTTGGGATCGAATGGAGTCACGACCGAATATTCCAGAGCCTTTCTATAAGACTCAAGACCTTTACCTTTACCCATCATAACATCAAGTTTAGTTATTGCCGTTTCAGCTTCCATCCCAGACTCAATAATTTTTTTAGAGATCATGGCAAAAGCCGTTCCAACCGCAACGATTGCAATCCCGACCCCTCTAAAACTGCTTACAAGGCCAGCCAACGATCCTGATAAATTATTTACGCTGAGATTAGCCTTGTCAAAGACTTTCTTATTTGTTTTACCAAGAGATTTCGCATTTTTCTCGACACGCTTCGTCCCTCGCTCAAACCCTTTGGTATCGGCCAAAAATCTAACTGTCAAGTCTTTAGATTTGTTCACTTTCTGCCTTTAATAATTCATATAAATCTTGTGCAAATTTGTACATCCTGTATATACTCATTGAATCTATATCTTTTGTTGACCACTTAAATTTGTGTGCGAAACTGTTACAAATGTTCTGATATTCATTTTCCAAGTCTTCTAGTCTTCCAAATAAATTATCCCTATCAATCATTGCATAACATGCAGTCTTGACACCTTTTACATGTTTGAAAAAGGGGATTTCTTGTTGACCGATAGGGCTTGTAAAAAATTTGAGAAATCAAGCCTGTTATCCCCAAAATCTGTATTGCCACATTCGTCACATTGCAGCACTCTGTATTGATCATCCCAGCCAAAGAGCTTCATAGATTCAGTCATTGCAATATAATTATCGTGTGTCTTTATATGCTTGGCGCAGAAGGAATCATTATGACTCCTTGCAACAGTTCTATTAAATGTCTTTATATCCATGCCAGTAATCTCTTTAATTTGACGATCCCATATATAATTAAACTTATCCCGTTCACTCTTTAAAACAGGCATAGACAACATATCCCCTAGGGTCACAGGTAACCGCTTTAAGGTGAGAAATGATCCGGCATTTTCAACTTCAATTGGATCAACAAGTTCGGTTGTTGAATATAAATCATCATAATTGTCGGCAAAAATCTCGTCTATTTCTCCGGTTTCTACCAACGTGTCCCAGCACTCATTCTTTTCAACAAAAACCCCACAACGATTACAATAGAAATTCTCCTTGAAAATCAATTTATCTGTCTTCTTAATTCTCTTCATTATTTCATATGTGATTTTGTATGCATCTATGGTGAATATATTCAAATAATCTTTAGTGTTTAATTCTCTTTTGTCTTTGCCGTCTGCATCTTTATATACAAACTTGATACTTGATTTGATAAGACTTAATAATCTACTATGAATATTATTACTGTCTCGATCTGCAAAAGCTAACATCCCAGCCTGCAAAGGTTCAAGCTCAGTATAATTATAGTACTCATTTTCGATTAAAAGACCGCCGTATAACCTGAACATATTTTATCCCTCCGTGATGCGTCTTGGGCATAATTTATATATTTGAATGTCGGCTGATTTGCTATCCCTGTCAAAAGCGTTATTAGCAAGTCTTATAAGTTGACACTCTTCTAAAAAGTAAGTCTCTTTTACTTGTAAATTACCATCAAGTTTGAGCAAGACAATGTCTTTACTTTCTCTTGACTTATAAAATTTCTCTAGTAAATCATATTCTAATCTATCTTCTGTTTTATTTATCTCAATTTCAATAGGTTCATATTTCTTCACTTGATCCGGAATAACATATTTACCGCCGTTATCAGAAACCTCTATTTCAGCTTCTTCACTTTTAATTTCTCCAATTTTATTTGGATAAATATTAACGTTGTCAATCTCTAATATTGAATCGTAACTTGTTGCTCTTGAGCCCATCTATAAACCTCCTTATATTTTAGTAACGCTTGCGCTTGCAAGGTTTATCCACATTTCCTCTACAGGTGGATTCATTATAAACTGTAAAAATATAGTCTCTTTACCAAGAGCAATATCTGTTAAAGAATTCACAGAAAAGTCATTCACGATTCTAACAACGTCTTCAAATGTGCTTTCTTCTGTCTCATTTTTTAACCCAATATAGAACACACCAGCCCTGTACTTCTTACGAAAATACATTGTTGCTTTTCTTCTGTGATTTTCTATACTCGGTCTGCCTGCTGGGTTCTGTTCATCTTCTTTGAAACTGATGAGTAGACTTTTCGCAAATAACAACCAACCAACGATTTGATTTTGATACATGTACCCTTTATCGGTTGACAAGGTTCTAGCACTATTTATCGTTATACCCTTTCCTTTACGATATCGGATGATATTAACTCGATAATTCTTTATGATATTTTCACCTTTACCAGCTTGATCATCGTGGATCAGGGCGTTGGTTTCATCGAGTGTATCGCTTGTTAATACATTCATATTATTACCAGCGGCGACCCGACCTTCACCATACATACTGTAAGAATTAAAATAATGAGCAACCACATGTCCAACAGATGGTATAAGTTTAATATTATCAGTCAACGGGTCTACTGTTTTAAACCATTTATCTGCTGGTATCATACCAAAAGCATAAGTCTGCATAAGGCTTGCCCCTAATGATTTCAACCCAGATTCTAGGGCCCCTGATGGTACATTCACATAGTAAAGATACTTCTTTAAGCTGGTTGCTTTAATAACCATATTGTTATTGTGTGTAGTACTTGCCGATTCAGGTGCTAGTAAAAATGTAAAATCTTCATCGTCAAAATCAGGAAGTAGTGTATTCCAGTTAGCGTCATTAGGTCCTGTCCCATCACTACCAGAACTTAAAGCCGTCCAGGATGAAACCTCAGCTGGTCTTTGGAAGGCACTTGCACTTGAGTTACTCGAATTAGCTGCCAAGGTTATATATTGAGATTTAATATTTACATCTTTTTGCATTCCTTCCGTGTCATCAGTCATATAAAAAGGACTATTCATAAAACTTTCTTTTTCTTCATAAGCCCCCGTCTTATCTTTGAGGCCTACATATAACGACCAATCCAGCCTTGTAACAGCTGCACTTGCTGCCAAGTAAGGATTTGTTAGAGCTGCAAATGTTATTGTTTTTGTAGATTCGGTTAATGTTAATATCTTTGCCGTTTCATCGAACGCACCATCAACAAACCTTACAAAATAACCGACCTTCAATTGATCAACACTCGTTAATACTGCACTCGTTGGAGTTGCTCCGGTATCGGCTGATAACTCATAACTCATATTTTCAGACTGTTCTATTTTATAACCGAGATCGTTACCCCATGCCGACTTATCAACACTACCTTCATATCCAGCTTTAATATCAAAGATTTTTTCCGGCGTGCCGTCTCCATCCATTATTTCATCACTAGCTTGAACAGCATCACTCGCAACAAACGGTAATACTTTTAAGTTTATTGATACGCTATTATCAAGAGAGTCAAATAATGATTTTGCAACATATGCCCCATATTTACCAGCTGAAAAACTACCACAACGGATTTCAAAATCTGCAAAGGAGAAAATATCACTTGCGATTCCAGCGATACCTCTTGCGGTTTCACACATCAACCCAACCTTGTATATATCAACGTCTGATATTCTATCCTGGCCCACAGAGGGTACGAGTTTTATTCTTGTTCCGTACATATTTTAATCTCCTTTTCTTTTCGTTCTTTTTTGATATATTCTTTGACTATTTCTATATCGCTGCCTAGTCTGTCAAACTCACAACGTCTAATCGGATCGCTGGTTATAACTTCTTCAAATGGATTTAAAAATAAACTTCCATTCATTGTTACAATTTGTATACGATCATTTGTTTTATTTCTTATTTTCATATTAACCCTTTTTATAATTAAAAGTGAAGTCTGTGATTGTATCTTTTTGAGATATGATTATTGACGATGGTTTAATCTTATATATAAAAGACGCTCTAGGAAAATTACCTATTTCAGAATCTATAAAAATATAGTCATCTAGATATATTTCAACTAGCTGTCCATCATGTAAAAATGTGAATCCGTTTTTATATTTATGTTGATATTGTCTAATCATCCTTAGTAATTTTTGTTTACTTGATGATTCTATAAAAACTTGTATAGTAATGCCCCCTAAATATTGCCTATCTCTTATCCCCTCAACCGTAGTTTTTATATCGTTGTCCATTCCTATTATGGTTATTCCGATAACAGGATTAGGTGTCAAGTCATTCAGCTCATCCGTTACTATTGGAAGTAAAACTTTTACAGGTGTTCCAATCGGATAAGTAACCAGAGCGTTATCGTATAATTTACCACGCCCAGATATTTGATTCATTTCAATATCGTTTATTACGATCATCGTATTAGTATATATATAATTCCACGACATTAAATCTATATCGGTGTCCCCAGATTTAAGCTCACTTGCAAGAGTTGTTTCAACTTCATAATCTAACGATATATGATCTTCTAATGAATCAATAATATCAGAGTCCATGATGTCATAATTTACAACACTAAATCCGGCGTAATCAATAAATATTGTAAGGTCATCTACTAATGATTCTATCCTGAATGTAGACACTTCACCCATCTCATCGCAAGCGATTAAAACATTGTGAAAGAATCCATTTCTATTCAAACCGTTATACGTAAACTCTTCTGAGCCTATATATATTTTGAATAAATTTTCTTCATTGAGTTGTGGAGACGTGTAAATATAGATGCTGAAATTTTCGTAATTTGATAAGTCAATACTATTAAAATTAACGTCAACATAGTCACCACCCGATACAAAAAGGATTTCATTACTTTTGTCCTTGATTTTGAAGTCCGTATTTTCCAGTACGGTTGTGCCTGCCGAAGGTATCCACGTTTCATTTTCAAGCTCACTAAACATATTTTCTCCAGAACTTGCTAATTATTTTCTTTTCAAAATCTCCAGCTTGCCAGAGTTCAATTGACTTCTTGAAAAATGGCCTTGGCTCGACTGTTAAATATTGTCTATGAACAGCCGGAAAGATCCCATGCACAGCCAGGAAACCTCTTACTTTCTCTCCCTTATCCCCTTGCAACGGTATGCGAAAACCAACCTCTTGTAGAGCTGCTATCTGTGCATAACTTATTTTTGATCCCTCTGGCTTCTTGTCTGAAAATTCAACTTTCGAATATGTCTTGCTGTGTGTAGCTTCTAAATTCTTTAACATATTGCCAGTAAAATCCAAAGGTTTATGACTGCGACCCTGGATTCTTTTTGTAGCTTGTGTATTATCTTTAAGGAATAATCGTCCTTTCCGGACGTTGCCTCTCACATAACGTTGGAAGTGATTTGCCATATCAGTTGTTATTTCCTTTTTATGCTTCTCCAGTACCTCAAAGCCTTTAACGAGATCTTTAATATCTTTTGCATCTATTTTAATTTTTATATTCATTTCATTAACTTATCAATCATCTTTTGACTTGGTTGTTTTATGCTGTGCCTGCAATGGACACCTAAACCGCCTTTCGATCTAACGTTATCCAGCAATGGAATTTTCAACTTCTTTGAAGCTGCTAAAGTTAAGGCAACAAGTGAATGACCGTCAATTCTTTTGCTTAAAACGTGTTGGCAGATTGCCCTTTCTTTGGTCTTCAATTTCCTGTTATTGAATTGATAATATATTACGAATGGAGATCCTTCTATTTTTGATGTTGTCTCTACACTATCTCTATCTATATTCATTAAGGTTGTCTCAGTAGCCATGTCAAGATACTTATCAAGACTCCAAATGTCGCCATTTTTGGATTTAAGAATTTTACCGTCTTCTAATGCCAGATAAAAACTAGGTAATTTTTTCTTTAAGTTTGCTCTGAATAATCTGTTTGATTCTCTAACTTGTCCTGCAAAGTCTTTATGATTTACTATTCTATTTTGTATAATCATTTCACGCTGCATATTTCTTGTCAAGTTTAATATCTCGGTTGTTGTTCTTCTCATGCTATCACGAGTCAAAGAGTTAAACCGCTCAAGGGTGTTTTCTAATATTGCTTTTTTGATATCCGGATTAGTGATCTTATTTTGCTTGAAGGAGAATTTAGCCATTAGTCTCGCGAATATGGACATGTTCTTTTTTTGCACAGATTGGAAAGATATACTGGATATGGCCAGTTGTCGTCTAATAATTGTCATCTCTGCCGGTTTCAATATTCTCTCTTGTACCTTAAATAATAATTGCTGAATCTTCTTGGTAAACTTCCTGGCTGGTAATTTTACTTTACTTGATATAAGCATCTCAATAGCTCGATCAGGATATCCAGCTTGAATCATCTTGGCAAGATCTTCAACTTCTATATCCTTTAACACAAAGCCATTGAAATTTATCATCTCTTACCACCAATAATGTAGTATAGAAAATCATCTCCACAAGTGCCATATTCTCTAATAGTTGTTATATCATAAGTAAGGTCCCTGAATCGACATTGAGAGTATCTAATTAAGTCTTTTAATTCTGATCCTAGTCTTGATAAAGTAAAAAGGATCGTCTCTTTGTCCAACCATCCAATTCGATTTAAAATTGCCCTGGGGAATGGTGAGTGATATACAGGGAATGTCTTTATAATTTTAACGTCCTCAGATAATATCTCACCAAAATTATCACTTCCAGAAAATGACTTCTTAACCAACATCAAGTCATAACCTTGGTCAATAACACGCTTAATGTCTTCTTGATATTTTCTAGTATTGAATAAACTCATTCAAATTACTCTTTCTATATCGACTTAATGAGCTGGTGTTGTATCCGGCAAGGTTCATTTGAAACATTGCTTTCTGGAAGTACTCAATACTTGATTTCTCCACCCCTGATTGACCAGATGAAGAAGTCTCATACCCTTCAACTTTTAAAGACCTAGAAGAACCCTCATTACTTTGTTGACTTTTAGAGAACATGATATCAAGAAATATTGCAACACTATAATAAACTTCTGAATTATAAATATACCTTTCATAATCATAATCAAAATCACCGTCCTTTAATGCTATTATATCGTATAACGATGATCCTACTTGAGGATAAATATAGTTGTATTTTACTTTGTCAACTACTTTTGACAGCATAGTATTAAAATTTGTATCAGACGATATATTATAATAGTCATAATCATTCAAATAAAATTTTATTTCATCTATCTCATTACTATTAGATAACATATTTTATCCCTTAAAAAATAGGGGAGGCTTTTACCCCTCCCCAAAAAGTTACACGACCAATCTTGCTATTCTATTTTGATGTACTAATTTACATCCATAAAGTATATCAAATTGAATGTTTATTCCAAGTTTGCCATCATGCCAAACGGATATCCTGATAGGCATTCCCTCATGATTTATGACGGTTTGTTTTACACCAGATCCGGCAGGGATTATATTATAAACCCTCATCGCCAGACCAAACGCACTCGGATGCAATGCGATATTGCCTCGACTTGATGTAAAAGTAATAACCGCATCATCAAGAACATCCCCACCAAGTGCTGGATAGAATGTAATTGAAGTAGTATCACCAGTTGTTAATGATGAAGCACTAACATAATGTTTAGTAGTATCACCTACAACTGTGAATCGATCTCCCGGCCTAATCAGATCCGCATCATCATCAAATCCATCTACAATCATTGTACTGCCACCGGTTGAATAACCAGCCCCGTTATTTACTGCCCCGACCAAATCAGCAGGTGCACGGTCTGCTATAGCATGAGTTTCTGAAATATTAAAACCAAATTTTCTTGTCAAGATGCCTTCACGTTGGGCGTTCGTATCTGCACTATTCTGAACATACTGGAATGCATCACGTTTTAATAATGATCCAACATCACTAGCAGACATTATCAGATTACGTCCAACACTGGAACACTTATTATTATCCATGAGAACTTTTAGGTCAACTATACTATCTTCTGTCAATGTTGATCCATCGATAACTTGATTAGCCTTTGCCATCTCGGTTGCTATGCTTACGTTTAACGCTTCTAGTATAACCTGCGCCATGGGTGCGCCGTAAGTAGATATCAACTCATAAGGCGACATCGACAACTCTTTACCGTTCAAAGTAATAGTTTTCTTCTTGCTAGTATCAAGTATTAAATCAATTCTTTCTTGTGTTATATCTTCACTTGTGATAACGTCACCTGCAACCCAATCATCGGCTGCATCCAACGATGGTACGAGTGGCATGTGGACGGTATCGCCATAATTCGCAAGCAAGTTATCAAACTTTGTGCTCACAAACCTATGCAAATTATACAGTCCATAATCAGCACTTTCGAAACTTGCTGCCCAAAATTCTGGTGTTAATATATCAATATTTGTATTAGCCATTTCTTGTTTTCCTTATTCAGTTATTTTAACATCTTCACCAGCCTTCAACCTATCCAAAAACTCTTTACGATTCTTTGAATCAGTCATTTCAGCTTTAGTAAATGATGTTTTAGTGTCACTACTATTTTGATTATTTGCACCACTGCCGGATTTTAAATTATTCTTTAATAGATATAAGTTTTCGTCTTTTTCAAGAAAACCTTTAATCCCATCGGAAACGTTGGTCGGTGTTTCACCTCCAGTCATTGAAACAGGAAAGCCATTTTGAGCGTTATTCTCCATGTCTGGTTTTAACAATAATTTAATTATTGACAGTGTGTTTTCTCGATTATGTAATGAATACTTATTCAATTCCTTATGAAGCTCATTATTTATTCTACTATCTTTAAATAATGAATAATTATCATTAGCCAATTTCTCATTTGCCGTTGATAAATCTTTATGCTTTTTAATTTCATCTGCAATCGCCTTTTCTGCTCTCTCTTTTCCAGATAAATTTTGATTCTCAAGTTCAGCAACCTTGCTCGTAAATCCTTCAATAATCTTTATTTGCTCATCAAGTTTTGATGAAAATTCAGCTTGTGCTGTGCTTAATTTATCTTTATTTTCGTTGTCACTATCACGCTTGCTTTTCGCAATTACATGTCCTAGTAATTTCTTTAAATCTATTTGTTCTTCACCCTCTCCCAGCGTTTCAGGTAACTCAAATTTCTTGCCAGTTTCGGGATCTTTGAATTGAAATGTACTCATATTCTTATCATCCTTTTAAGACGTATTCCTTAATTTTTTCTCTTATATCTTCTTTTTCTTTTTCGTCATCAGTAAAAGAAAAATACTCATATAATCTTGTTAGTCTTTGTTCTTCATCACTGCTTATAAAATCTTTATTATATATAATTCCAATATCTTTATTTGTATACTGCTTCCCTTCCCATAGTCCAGCTATTATAAAAATCTCATTCTCTATATTCTCTAAATATGTCGCTGTCTCAATTAGCAATGATTCGGTATTTTTAAAGTCAAGCTCTTTAGCTTTTCCGGATTCAGGAGCAACCTTTTCTTCACTATAATCAAGCCCGACCGAGTGGAGTAATTGCTTTGTATACAAAATAACGGCCTTTATATACATCTCAACATTATCTAGTTTTACGCCATCAAAAAAAGGCTTGCCTCCCCCGCTGGCTGGATACGGGATTACTGTTAATTCTGATATATTATCATGAGATAACTCAAGTACTTTCTCCATATCTTTCAACGTGTCAACCGGATAAAATAAACTATTAAATGATCCACTAGCGAGAGATTCGTCCATATAAGAAAGGGTCTCATATATCTTTTTAGACAACTCAACAATATCTTCAAATATCGTTGTTTCAATAACGTTGTCGCCTGAATTGACGAAAAGAAATGGACAACGGTTTAAGTTGTGTGTAAAAGTCTCGACAAGAACTAGTTCTTTATCTATATTGATATACTTAAAATATTCGTTTTCAGTCCACAATGTTAAGTATTTTAAAACGTTATCTTCTGTCATCGGATCACTTTTTTCTATAACTGTGTCGTCTAACAACACCCAGGATAAATTACCACTATCATTAAAATAAAAGTCTTTGATTTTGGAAGGATGATAAACTATGCAATAAGGATTGATATTCTTGTCACGTCTTTCTTTCATCGATTCAACTTGCGTATCAGGACTATCAATCAATAAACCAGTAGTGTAAATCATTGATTTACAGGCTAGTCTATGCATAAAAACATCGATGTTGTTGATCTTGTCGATGTTCGTTTTAAGATAGTCAAGTTCTTTTGGTGTGTTAAGTCTATCAGGTCTCTTATTATACAACAACCCAATTAAAACTTTCAAGATTTCTTGGAGGTGATTTATATATGTTGAACGGTCTAATCGATTCTCATATTGATCCGTTGATTCTCTATAATATTGTGTCAAATATTGCTTGTCTCTATATACCTGGCCACCTTCGAATGACGCATCCAGCAACTCATACATTTCTGCTTTATCAGATATTCTTTTATTCTGTCTTTTACCTAATTCGCTACTCATCTATTAAACGCCCTTAACAATCTTTTTTCGTTAATATGCTTGTTTAATCCACTCAAAAAATTAGTATCAGATTTATTCTCTTTAATGATACCATCACGACCAATCCGCACAAACTCAAAATGATCTTTTAAATGAGTATATAAACCATAACGGACACCGTCAAGCAAATGATCGTTATATGATACCGGCTTATCTATAGGCTTGCCAGTATCTCGGTCAATAGCCCATGAATAAGATTGTACTTCTTTTAACAAGTCAACCGATTCACTATGTATTTTTAAATTAAAGTTCTTTACAAAATCAATGCCATCCAATACAGATTTATCGGATGACTGCGCATAAATGCCAGCTTGTTTCATCTCTTTAATTCTATCCGGCTCGGCAGAATCACAGTAGACGATTGATTTATTGACAATCGGTTTGATTATATCTATTAACTCTGAATTAGTCAAATGGGTTTGATATAACCGTTGTTGGACATGAACGTCCTTTTCGTTGATATTCATTTCTACCAACGCAGTTGGAGCATTAAAACCAAAGTCAAGACCGAAAATCTTATCCCCTTTCATTTCTTCTGGGAAGATATTCAAGACCGTATAATCTGGATAAATTACACCCTCCAAGGACCCCCATTCGCCCATTCTGTAAACCTCCCAAAGGTTCTTATTAGAAAACTCAAGGGAGTCTAATTTCTTAACATACTCTTTATTTATCCATTTATTAGTCTCAACATTATACTTAAACTTTGTGCACTCTTCTTTACGTATAAAAAATTTATCATACAAATAATTAGTTACTGATATAGGGTTAAATGATATTATCATTTGATTGAAAGATAATTCTTTACCTCTCATCCGAAGGTCCAACTGATCTATGGCCGGTTCGATCAATTCGTTACCTTCTTCAACCCAGATAAAATCAATTTTAAATGACTTAATTTTATCTATCTCATGAAAGTTGTTTATAGACTTAAAATAAATCATTGACTTACAACAAAAAAGAATATTACTACTTCTGTTAACAGTATATCTTATTCCGAATTCGTTGAGTCTCTCTTCAATCAGTGCTAAACACGTCTGTGTGCATGATTGAAGAGTTTTCCTGAAAACCATTATTCTCAAAGATTTGTTTTCATTAGTTATTATCTGCAATATTATTTTATCGGCAACACTATAAGATTTGCCAGAACCAGCTCCACCGTATACGAGCAGCACCCTGTCCCTGGACTTAAACATTTTTTTATGTTTGTTATTCAACAGTTTGTTCAGATTCATCGTCTGGTAAAAATTCATTAGATATTGTTACTTCAACAGGCTTGACTTCAACTTCAACATTATTTTTTATATTGCTTTGAATAGTTAATTTTGATAATTCAATAGTTGCTTTAAGGCGATTAGTTTCACTGTCTGCGAATTGAGACAGCTTAATTAGTCTATCAATAGTTTCAGATTGAACATTTAATAATATGTCTATTGCTTTAGTATTTCTTAAATGCATCAAAGAGTTTATGTATCCCTTCAACGGGTAGGATTTACGTCTAAACCCAACAGCGTCATTAGAGATACCAATAGTTTTAGATATTTTAAGATTAGTTATTTTACAGTTTTCAACAATTAAGTTAGCAATTTCATAATCAATAGCATCAAGTTCGATTTCTTCTTCAATAGCTTCTTCCCGTGATATGATTTCATAATTCCTTCGCTTGGCTTTCATTGGAATTACTGCCTACCCTCAAGATCTAATAATATTTTTTGTGGCATAGCCTTATTTTTCTTATTATTCTCAGGTGCTATCATTGGTCTGAATTCCTTGCTTTTAGTAAAAATTATAAAATCTGATAAATGCCCAGCGCCGTTATACGAGATAACGATCTTATTACTGGGCTCGTGACTTACTAGTCTTATTATCATGTCCTGATTAAATCACACTTTTTAAATATTGTCAAGTGAAATATGCTCTATTTCTTCTTTTTTTTCGAGTTTATGTACTCGATAATCTTTTCTTCTCCTTTTGGAATGGCTGATGATCTCATCCAGCCGAACATAAAGTTAACCAGGCCCTTTAGAAAACCTTTAATCATTTGTTTCATCATGATGAATACTCCTTTTAAATTTTAATATTAAAACAACGGTATTAGATCATTCATTTGATCTTTAGTTAAGCCTGCGCAGAAAGATTTTTTGCTATCATAATCAGAATGCTGCTTAATTGTGATATCTGGATAAATCTTGTTTAATTCATATACCAAATCTTTAAGCCTGAGAAGCTGTAAGGTTGTAAATTGTCCGCTCATACCAACAAGACAAATCCCGATAGAGTTTCTGTTGTGACCTTTAACGTGTGCTCCTCTGGATTTATAATAACGCCCTGATTCTATGATTCCGTCGTAAAGGACATCGTATTCTATACCATGTTCAACATGCCCATTCGTGATTATAAAATGATATCCTATGCAATCATAACCATCTTCTCGATGCCATGAATCTATGACTGCTGCATTCCCGAACCAGGACATGCTACAATGAATTATAATTTCCATTCTTCCTCCTCAAATAAATCCATTGAATCATATATATTAAATATTGTCAACAAAAATATGCTGGAAGGATTAAGGGGAAGGAATCTTATAATCTTACTTCCCACTCATACCGCTAGACCTATAGAGATAATAGGCATAACTAATCGTTAAT